GAAAAGCGTGAACAGGAAAAGGACAAACGTGACCTCGAATACCACGAGAAGCGCATGAAGGACTTTAAGTAATCTATCAACCCGATGGCGGTGGCCCCCACTGCCGCCATCGACATTTTTCGGCAAAAGGAGACAATCTATGAATGAATTTGTAGAAACATTGAATCTCTTTATTGGCAATGTCATCGCCTATACCTTTTTGGTAGCGGTATATGGTTTCATCATCTACAACGTAGGGAAAATCATTCTCTACCTTATCCGCTATGCGGTATACCACATCCGCCGTGACATCAATAAATACAAATCCAATAAAGATAAACAGTAACACGGCAGGCGGCAGGGATTTCTCTGCTGCCTGTTTTGTAGAAAGGACAATCTCATGAAAACACTCAGTATTGATATTGAGACCTACAGCGATGTACCTCTTCAGAAGACCGGTGTCTATCGTTATGTTGAGTCTCCCAATTTTGAAATCTTACTCTTTGCCTACAGTGTAGACAGCCAGCCCGTTCAGGTTATCGACCTTGCCTGCGGAGAACAGATTCCAAAAGAGGTCCTCCTTGCCTTGGAGGATGAAACTGTCATCAAATGGGCCTTCAATGCAACCTTTGAACGTATCTGCCTCTCTCGCTTCTTAGGTTATCCGACCGGAGAATATCTGGATCCGGAAAGTTGGCGTTGCTCCATGATATGGGCCGCCACGATGGGACTCCCACTCTCCTTGGAAGGTGTCGGCGCTGTTCTGGGTCTGGAAAAGCAGAAGCTCTCAGAAGGAAAAGACCTCATCAAATACTTCTGCCAGCCTTGTGCTCCCACGAAAACCAATGGGCAGCGTACAAGGAATCGCCCCTTCCATGCTCCGGATAAATGGGCCATGTTCAAAAAATATAATATCCGTGATGTGGAGACCGAAATGGGCATCCAGCAGAGGCTTGCAAAGTTTCCGGTACCAGTTCAAGTCTGGGATGAATACCACATGGACCAAGAAATCAACGACCGTGGTGTACGTTTAGACATGGAGCTTGTTGCTGCTGCCATCGAAATGGATACTCGCTCCAGAACGGAACTGACCGAAACCATAAAAAAAATCACGGAGCTGGAGAATCCTAACTCCGTCCAGCAGATGAAGGCTTGGCTTTCTGACAATGGTTTGGAAACAGATACCCTTGGCAAGAAGGCTGTAGCAGAGCTCCTAAAGTCTGCTCCTCCGAAGCTCTCGCAGGTTCTCACCTTAAGGCAGCAGCTGGCCAAGTCCTCTGTCCGCAAATATCAGGCAATGGAAAAAACCGTTTGCGCTGATGGTCGTGCCCGTGGCATGTTCCAGTTTTATGGTGCCAATCGAACCGGCAGATTCTCCGGTCGTAATATCCAGCTGCAGAACCTACCGCAAAACCATCTTTCGGACCTTGCAGAGGCTCGCTCTCTGGTGCGCTCAGGTAACTTTGAAGCTGTGGAGCTTCTCTACGAAGATGTGCCGGATACACTTTCCCAGCTTATCCGTACTGCTTTCATTCCAAGAGAAGGAACGCAATTTCTGGTAGCGGACTTTTCTGCTATCGAAGCCCGTGTCATCGCATGGTTTGCCGGTGAAAAGTGGCGTCAAGATGTCTTTGCCAAGGGCGGCGATATCTACTGCGCCTCTGCCAGCCAGATGTTCAAGGTCCCTGTTGAAAAGCATGGCATCAATGGCCACCTGAGACAAAAAGGCAAAATTGCTGAACTTGCCCTCGGCTACGGAGGCTCAGTCGGAGCCTTAAAAGCGATGGGAGCACTGGATATGGGTCTTACTGAAGAGGAGCTTCCTCCACTGGTCGACGCATGGAGACAGTCCAACCCGAACATCGTCAAATTCTGGTGGGATGTGGACCGAGCTGTCATGGAAGCCGTAAAGTTCAAGCACACCACTTCCAACTATGGTCTGACCTTCTCCTGTAGGAGTGGCATGCTCTTTATCACTCTCCCATCGGGAAGAAGGCTCGCATATGTGAAACCGAAGATTGGAACGAATAAGTTCGATGGTCAGTGCACCACCTATGAAGGTGTCGGTGGCACCAAGAAGTGGGAGCGTCTCGATTCCTATGGCCCGAAATTTGTCGAAAACATTGTGCAGGCAACGGCCCGTGATATTCTCTGTTATGCCATGCAGACACTCCGCTACTGTTCCATTGTCATGCACATTCATGATGAAGTGGTCATTGAAGCGGACCCTCGCATGTCCTTGGATGCAGTCTGTGAACAAATGGGTCGTACTCCACCTTGGGCCAAGGGACTACTTTTAAGAGCTGATGGCTATGCGACACCTTTTTATAAAAAAGATTAGATTTTTTCGGCCAAACGGCAAACTCATCTCCATTTAGTAGTGGAGATAGAAAATTTCATTTCTGTTTTTCGTCAAAATGGGACGTTCATCTCCAGTGGATATTAGAGATGGGCGTCCTTTTTATGTCCATCCGGAAAGGAGGAACCTGACGTGTCAATCAGCAAATACAACAGCGAAGGCTATCCTGACCCTACTGCTTACGGCGCTCTTTCTTCTATCGAAAGTGAGACCCATGCACTGCGTGCTTTCAGACCAATCGTATATATCTGCTCTCCCTTTGCCGGAGACATCGAAAAGAACGTAGCTGCCGCCAGAGCCTACAGCCGCTTTGCAGTGGAACAAGGATATATCCCCATCGCACCACACCTGCTGTTTCCACAGTTTTTGAATGATACCGACCAGAAGGAACGTGAACTCGGTCTTTTCTTCGGAAATGCCATCATGAGCAAATGTTCTGAGGTCTGGGTCTTTGGAAGTCATATCTCTTCTGGCATGGAAACAGAAATCAAACGAGCCAAGTGGAAGAACTACCGCCTGCGCTATTTCACTGAGAATCTTGAGGAGGTTTAACACATGTACGAAGTAAAAGAAAATTCAAGAATATTAAAAGACGGAACCAAAATCACGACCTATAGCAGAGATATCGTCAGCTGCAACATTTTAGAAGTCGAGGCAGGAACCACCGGCTATCGTGGTGGCGATACCGGTCATGGTGGCCGCACCTATTTTCGTATTCAGGATGCAGCCTGCACGGACATGGAAATTCATAGCTATACCACTCGCTGCGGCAGTAACGGTTTTGAAGTCTGCCTCGGTGGTGACTGCGAGCTGGAGACCATGATTCGAGCTTTGAAATTTATCACCAAGGTTCTGGAAGACGAATCCAAGGAGGTGTATGACTAATGTTCACCATTTATTCTGCGGACGTTACCGGCAATCCCGGTAACTGCTCCTATCCGCATAAGCATGTCATTTTAGATGAGGACAGTCTGAAAGCTGCCATCTGCCACGACTATGTCTGCGCCGAATATAAAAACAACTACCGCAACGGCGATAACTTCATCGGCAGCGACTGCCTTCCTGTGGATTGCGATAATGATCACTCCGAGAATCCGGATGACTGGGTCACCCCTGACGATATCATGCAGGCCTTTCCTGGTGTCAGCTTTGCTATCCAATATAGCCGCTACAACAATCGTGAGAAAAATGGGAAGGCAGCAAGACCGAAGTTCCATGTCCTGTTCCCAATCGAATATGTATCCGATGCCTCTCTTTACAGCGATATGAAGAAGCTGGTCAATTCCATCTTCCCGTATTTCGATACGCAGGCGCTGGATGCCGCACGATTCTTCTTTGGAACGACTACTGCAGATATTGCCCTTTATCCGGGCCGCATGAATCTGACTGAGTTCTTGGATGAGGACCTGTTCGATGAAAATTTACCGGACGGTCAATACGACGGCGCTGCTATTCCTGAAGGAAGCCGCAATGCCACCATGTCCCGTTTTGCCGGCCGTGTCATCAAAAAATACGGAGACAGCGACAAGGCATTTCAGGCATTCATTGAAGAATCAGCAAAATGCGTACCTCCGCTGGAGGCATCCGAGCTTGCTACCATCTGGCACAGTGCCCAGCGCTTTTATGCAAGACTCTCCCAGCAGGACGGCTACATTGCACCGGAAGTATATAACGACCCTTCCTGTTACAAACCGGGAGACTTCTCCGATGTTGGACAGGCTGAGGTGTTAGCAAAATACTTCTCTGGCGAGCTCCGCTACTCTCCGGCTACCCACTTCATCCGATACTCTGACCATTACTGGCAGGAATCCGAACCGGGTGCGCAGGCTGTGGCTCACGAACTTACCAGAAGACAGTTAAAAGAAGCTGGTAACGATATGCTCGAAGCACTCGATAAGCTGAAAAACTCCGGCGCACAGTCTCTGCTTGATTCCATGACAAAGAACAAGGCAGAGCAGCTGATGAACGAGGACCAGCTAGAAGCCTATCAGGAATTTCTGGCTGCAAAGGCATATCAGCAGTTTGCTGTAAAGCGCAGGGACTCCAAGAACATTACTTCTACGCTTAAGGAGTCTCGTCCGATGCTGGAAATCTCACCTCGTGACCTTGATGCCGATTGCTTCGCCATGTGTACACCGGAAGCAACCTATGACCTGCGTAAAGGAATGGCTGGTGCCAGAGAACACCTGCCAGAGGATTTCATTACCAAAATCACATCGGTGTCACCGAACTACAAGGGCCAGCAAATTTGGCTGGACTGCCTTGGCCTCATCTTTCAGGGCAATCAGGAACTCATCGATTACGTTCAGATGATTTGTGGTCTGGCTGCTATCGGCAAGGTCTATGTGGAGGCACTCATCATTGCCTACGGTGATGGACGCAATGGTAAGTCCACCTTCTGGAATGCTATCTCCAGAGTGCTCGGTCTTTACTCCGGTAACATTTCTGCAGATACGCTCACCGTCGGATGCCGCAGGAACATCAAGCCGGAAATGGCTGAGGTCAAGGGTAAAAGGCTCCTCATTGCTGCCGAAATGCAGGAAGGTGCTCGTCTGAATGATTCTACCGTCAAACAGCTCTGCTCCACCGATGATGTCTTTGCAGAAAAGAAATACAAGGACCCGTTCTCCTTCAAACCCTGCCACACATTGGTGCTCTATACCAACCATCTGCCTCGTGTTTCTGCATCCGATGATGGTATCTGGAGACGACTCATCGTCATCCCGTTCAATGCCAAGATTACCGGCAGTAGCGACATCAAGAATTATAGCGAGTACCTTTACGACAACGCTGGTGGCAGCATTTTGGCGTGGGTCATCGAAGGTGCCAAGAAGGTCATCGAGTCTGATTACCAGGTTCCCGTGCCGGACCTAGTGCAGAAAGCCATAGATGAATACCGCAGTCAGAACGACTGGTTCGGCCACTTCCTTGCTGATAAATGCGAGGTAGACCCGTCCTATAAAGAAAGCTCCTCTTCTCTTTATCAGGCCTACCGCAACTATTCTCTGGACTGCAACGAGTATGTGCGCAGTACGGCTGACTTCTACTTTGCTCTGGAGAAGGCTGGATTTGAGCGAATCACCGTGAGCAGAAAGCGTTACTTTAAGGGTCTGCGCTTACGTGAGGACACTGGTGCAGACGAGGATTTTATGAATTAAGGCCATAAATGACAAGGTGTATCAATGTGTTATATAAAACTTTTCTTAGCCCTATAAAAATATCAATAAGAAAAAGTATGGAAAATACCATTGATACACCTTGCACCTCTTCAAATTAACGGCCTGATGGAGGACAAGTATGTTAGAAAAAACGATAGAAAAGAAATTGACAACCGCAGTAAAAAAGGCTGGTGGTATCGCACCAAAGTTCGTGGCTCCTTCTTTCGCAGGGATGCCCGACCGCCTTATCTTATTACCTGATGGGAAGTTTGCCTTTGCAGAATTAAAGGCACCGGGAGAATCCCCACGCCCATTGCAAAAAGCACGTCACAGGCTCCTTCGCTCTTTGGGCTTTCAGGTGTATGTGATTGACAGCATCGAGCAGATCGGAGGGATGATTGATGAACTTCGCACCTCATGATTATCAGGCCTACGCCATTGATTATATTGAGACACATCCTATGGCAGCAGTCCTGCTCGATATGGGTCTTGGAAAAACAGTCATCTCCCTGACTGCCATCGCAGACCTGCTGTTCGACAGCTTTGAGGCCCATCGCATTCTGGTAGTCGCCCCACTTCGAGTAGCCAGAGATACATGGCCTGCCGAAATCAGGAAATGGCAGCATCTGAAGCATTTGACCTTCGCTGTCTGTGTGGGAACGCCAAAAGAGCGAAGAGCAGCTTTGATGGCAGGTGCAGACATCACCATCATCAACAGAGAAAACCTGCAATGGCTCATCGAGTCCAGTGGCTTTCCCTTCGACTACGATATGGTGGTCATCGACGAGCTCTCTTCCTTCAAGAATCACAATTCCAAGAGGTTCAAGTCCCTGCTGAAGGTGAGACCAAGCGTCAAGCGCATCATCGGCCTGACCGGAACACCATCTTCCAACGGCCTGATGGATTTATGGGCCGAGTTCCGACTGCTGGATTTAGGAAAACGCCTCGGACGCTTCATTACCGAGTACCGAAACAATTACTTCGTGCCGGACAAGAGAAATGGTCAGATTATCTATTCCTATAAGCCGCAACCCTATGCAGAAGAACGCATCTACGGCCAGATTTCTGATATCACTATCTCCATGAAATCAACAGACCACCTGAAGATGCCAGAACTCCTCTCCTCCGAATACGAGGTCCATTTATCCGATGATGAAGTGACCCGATACGAGGAATTGAAGCAGGAGCTGGTGTTGGAACTCCCTGATGGAGAAATCACTGCCGCCAATGCTGCTTCTCTCACCGGAAAGCTATCCCAGCTTGCCAACGGTGCCATTTATTCGGATACCGGTGACACCATCGAGTTCCATGATAGAAAGCTGGATGCTCTGGAAGATATCATCGAATCTGCAAACGGCAAACCGGTCCTTGTGGCTTACTGGTTCAAGCACGACCTCTCCCGTATCAAGAAACGCTTCGATGTGAGAGAAATAAAATCCAGTAAGGACATCACCGACTGGAATGCCGGAAAGATACCGGTCGCAGTCATCCACCCGGCCTCTGCCGGTCATGGACTCAACCTGCAGGCTGGTGGTTCCACTCTCATCTGGTTCGGGCTGACATGGTCACTGGAATTATATCAGCAGACCAACGCCCGTCTCTGGAGACAGGGCCAGACTTCCGGAACCGTGGTGATAGAACACATCATCACAAAAGGAACTATCGATGAGCGCATCTTAAATGCTCTCTCCAAAAAGGAACTGACCCAGAATGCCCTTATCGATGCGGTAAAAGCAAACCTATGACAATCTTCGACAAAATACGACAATCTGTGCCAATCCGAGGGAAATCTATTTTTTCGGAGGTACCAATCAATGACTGCAAAAGAATACTTATCTCAAGCACGCTACTTGGATAATAGAATCAAAAGCAAACTGTTACAGATAGATTCCTTAAATGAATTAGCTACCCGTTGCACACCGTCCTACTCCGATATGCCAAAGAGCCCTAACCGTGAAGGCTCTCGAATGGAATCCGCCATTCTTGACATCATCGAGCTGGAGGATGAAATCAGCAAAGACGTCGTGGAGCTGGTGGCGTTAAAGAAGGAAATCGTAGAAGTTATCAAACAGGTCGGCAATACTGAATACCAGACCCTATTGGAGGAACGCTACCTCTGCTTTATCACATGGGAGCAGATTGCTGTTGACATGGGATATGAGCTTCGTTACATCCACAAACTTCATGGAAAGGCGCTGGAAGAAATAAAAGTTCCTGCTTCCTATGAAGGAGGACATAAAATGACATAGAAAGACACTAAGCTCTTCTGATATTATTATACTAGCGAAAGTGAGAATCGCAGAAAGCCTTGTGGGACGAGTCCTGCAGGGCTTTTCTTATACCCAAACGGAAGGAGGAATACGATGCCAAGAAAACCAAAACGTCCCTGCTCCTATCCCGGTTGCCCTAATCTGACAGACGGACGCTTCTGTCCGGAGCATGAAAAGAAGGAAGCCAAACGCTACGAGAAGTACGACCGAGACCCAAATACCAAACGTCGCTACGGACGTGCATGGAAACGTATCCGTGACAGCTATGCTGCTGCCCACCCTCTTTGTGAGAGGTGCCTTGAGAACGGTGTCTACACACCAACCGAGCAGATACACCATGTGAAGCCCCTCTCCCAAGGCGGCACGCATGATAGAGAGAACTTGATGGCTCTTTGCAAATCCTGCCATGCCAAGATTCATGCGGAACACGGCGACCGTTGGCACAACCGGTAGGGGCGGTCCACTTCTCTACGGTGAAGTCACCGGGGAACGGGCGTGGGGTCTCACGCACAAAGTCGCAATTTCAAACGGGGTATATAGGCCCCTGAACTGGAGGTGTAAAAAATGGCTAAGGACGGTACCAACCGTGGCGGCGCTCGTATCGGCGCTGGAGCCAAGAAAAAGCCCTTAGCTGAAAGAATCGCTGAGGGGAATCCGGGCAAACGTGAGTTGACTGTCATCGACTTTACAGACAGCACCGTCGATTTAGAAGGTCAGCCGATGCCCAAACCATCCAAGATGTTATCTGCTAAGCAAAAGAACGGCAAAAAGCTCGTTGCTGCAGATGTCTACAAGAAAACATGGAACTGGCTGCATGAACGTGGCTGCGCTGCTCTCGTCTCTCCGGAGCTTTTGGAGCGCTACGCCATGAGTGTTGCTCGTTGGATTCAATGTGAGGAAGCTATCACAGAGTTTGGATTCCTTGCAAAACATCCGACGACCGGCAATGCTATCCAGTCTCCCTATGTGGCCATGAGTCAGAACTTCATGAGCCAGACCAATCGTCTCTGGATGGAGATATACCAAATTGTAAAAGAGAATTGTGCCACCGAATATAATGGCGCTACTCCACAGGATGATGTGATGGAGCGTCTCCTACTGGCACGGAAAGGAAATTAACTATGATTGAAAAAGTAAATCCAGCGCATCCGGATAAGATTGCAGACAGGATTGCCGGAGCCATCGTCGACCTTGCTTATAAAACAGATGATGCTCCCAAAATCGCTGTCGAGGTTCTCATCGGACATGGCTACGGTCATGTCGTTATCGAAACCTCTGCTCCAATCGATAAGACGGATGTCGCTTTTATCGTAGAGCGTCTTGCTCCCGGCATTCGTGTGTTCATTCAGATTGTTCCGCAGGATGTCCACCTTGCTGAGAATCAGGCCAAGGACATCCGCTGCGGTGATAACGGCATCTTCAAAGGCATGCCGCTTACAGAGGAACAGAAGGAAATCTCGAAGATTGCCAGAGAAATCTACAGTGCCTATCCCTTTGATGGAAAGTACATTCTCGATGAAGCAAGACTCATCCTCTGTCAGAGCCACGTAGCTACTTCGGAACTAAAACAGAAATATCCGCATGCTGAGGTCAATCCGCTCAGTGACTGGACCGGCGGCATTGATGTAGACAGCGGTGCTACCAACAGAAAGCTCGGAAGTGATATGGCTGACTCCGTTACTGGCGGTGGTCTTCACGGGAAGGACCTGTCAAAGGCAGATGTCACGCTCAACATCTACGCTTTCCTAAAAGCTCAGGAAACTGGTGAGCCGGTAACCATCTGCTGCGCTATCGGTGATAACACCATTGATGGTCATCCCTACAGTGAGCTGGTGGCTATCGCTGCGGAATATATAAAATCCATCGGCGGATTTGAAAAGTTCGCTGAATGGGGATTGTTCTAAGGAGGGATACCATGCAGATTGAAAAGAAAAACGTCTCGCAGCTTCTTCCTGCGGATTATAATCCTCGTAAGGATTTGAAGCCCGGTGACAAAGAATATGAAAAACTGAAACGCTCCATCGAGCAGTTCGGATATGTGGAGCCGGTCATCTGGAACGCCACCACTTCTCGTGTCGTTGGTGGTCATCAGAGACTGAAGGTTCTCATCGATATGGGCATCACCGAAGTGGAATGCGTCATCGTCGAAATGGATGAAGAGAAAGAAAAAGCTCTGAATGTTGCACTTAACAAAATCAGCGGTGAATGGGATAACGACAAGTTGGCCCTCCTCATTGCTGACCTGCAGGGTGCAGACTTCGATGTCTCCCTTACCGGTTTTGAGCCGGAAGAACTGGAGGACCTGTTTAGAGAAGATACGAAGAAAGGTGTTCAGGATGATGACTTCGATGTGGATGCCGAGCTTGCAAAACCTACCTTCTCCAAGGCTGGTGACCTGTGGCTTCTTGGTGACCACCGTCTGGTCTGTGGTGATTCCACAAAGCCTGAGACCTATGAGCTTCTGATGAATGGTAAGCTGGCAAATCTGGTCGTGACGGACCCTCCGTACAATGTCAATTACGAAGGAAGCGCCGGTAAGATTAAGAACGACAATATGGAAAACAGTGCTTTCTATCAGTTCCTACTGGATGCCTACACTCGCATGTACGAGTCAATGGCAGATGACGCTTCTATCTACGTCTTTCATGCAGACACCGAGGGCCTTAACTTCCGCAGAGCATTTGCTGATGCTGGTTTCTACCTTTCTGGCTGCTGCATCTGGAAAAAGCAGTCCCTTGTCCTCGGACGTAGCCCTTACCAGTGGATGCATGAACCTTGCCTCTTCGGGTGGAAGAAATCCGGCAAGCATCAGTGGTATACCGGACGCAAGGAAACGACCATCTGGGAATTTGATAAGCCTAAGAAGAACGGCGACCATCCGACCATGAAGCCTATCCCTCTTCTGGCTTATCCGATTATGAATTCCAGCATGACCAATTCTCTGGTCCTTGACCCATTTGGTGGTTCCGGCAGCACGCTTATCGCCTGTGAACAGACCGGTCGTATCTGCCATACCATCGAGCTGGATGAAAAGTTCTGCGATGTCATCGTCAAGCGCTACATTGAGCAGGTCGGTTCCTCTGCAAAGGTCTCCGTCATCCGTGATTGCTTGACCTATTCCTATGATGAAATCGCACCGAAAGCTGAGGATGCCACTCTTTTGTAAGTAGGTAGAGTACACAATTCAGAAGGCACATATTTGTCGATATTTTTCTCCGATATCGCTTGCTATTATGTGCCATCAGAGTGATATATGTACTACCAAAACAAAGGAGGATACCTACATGAATATCATCTTAAACGTAACCGAAAGAAAGCCGCTGGCAGACCTGCTTGGCAAGTACAAGAACACCAAACCGAAATACCTGAGAGCCCCTTCCTATGGCTACCAGATTGGTGACCTTCTTCTGACACGAGAAGGAAACATCGAAAGCCCGGACACAATGACCAAGGAAGAATTCGACGAGCTTCTCACCCTCTTGGATGCAGGCGGCTATCGTCCAGAAGAGACAGACTTCCACCCGGCTGAGGTACAGGAAGCGGCACCTACGGAAGAAACCGGCCTTACCATTACCATTCCGCTAGATAAGGTTAATGTTGAAAACCTCACAAATCTCCTGGAAGCCAAAGGCTCCCTCATCAAGCACGCACTTCACATTGATAACCTGAGCTTCGAACTTCATGAGGACAGCATTTCATTTCCTTGGTTTTCCGAACTTCCGCAGGCCGATGAAATCAGAGCCTACAGTAACCTCATCGCAGCTCTCTGTGAAATGAGCACACGACAGAAACGTGTCAACGCCAAGGAAAAGCCGGTCGACAACGAACGCTACGCATTCCGCTGCTTTCTTCTGCGCCTCGGTTTCATCGGTGATGAGTACAAAACAGACCGCAAGATTCTGATACGGATGCTTCCTGGCAACAGTGCTTTCAAAGGAGGTGAGGGCCATGCAATTTCCGAATAGGGAAACAGTGGAGGTCCTGCGCCTCCAGTACCCATCGGGTACCCGTGTGGAGCTTGTATGCATGGATGATGTGCAGGCCCCACCGACCGGAACCCAAGGCACCGTCATCGGTGTAGACGATACTGGAAGCATCATGGTAGACTGGGACAATGGCTCCGGCCTCAACGTCATCTACGGCGTTGACCGTTGTAAGGAGGTCTCAAATGAATAATCAATACTTCGTAATATTTAAATGCCGTGAAAAAATGAGGATCAAAACATATGAATTTAAAACACGCCGCGATGCGTTAGATTATTTTCGTTTGTTTTATGAACCAGATTCAGAAGATCTCTACTATTCCATTATTGTGTCTGAATTTGATGCACATCAAAAGATAGAACGTCTACTTGCTCTATTAACCTTTGTAGAAAGAAATACTAACGGTGACACAGTTCGAAAGGATTGGAGAAATTGGGATATAGGAAGAGTCACTATTTATGAAACACATGAATTTGATGGAGACAGTATCACACAAGGGATCATCACTGAAATTCATTCCGATCACGCAATACTAACTGCCGATGATATGCACATCTGGATTGATGATGACACACAATTTATGTTTCGATAATTTTATTGAGAAAGGAAATACTATATATGACGAGCTTTGATAAATTAGCTGATTATGATATTAATCGCATAAAACTTTTAACTGATTACTCTTACGATGACGCTTTAATCGGAGTCACAGAGAATAACCGTGCCATCTATGATTACGCTAAAATGGTTAGATGGCTCGTTGAAGAAGAAGGCTTTGAAGAAATAGATGCTGAGGAGTGGATCAATTATAACACGATACGTGCACTTGACTATGCAGGATCTGATTCTCCTATTATTATGCATGCACTTGCATAAATTGCATCAAATCTCTTAAGAAAG